CAACAAGCATATAGACGAGCCGCTACTGCTTGGTCTACTTACAAGGGTGTTGTTGACGAAGCACTAGCACAAAGACTGTACGATTATGTTAGTAAGAAGTGGTTCATGTTTGCTTCTCCTGTATTGTCAAATGCTCCTTTCAATGGTGAAGCAGGAAAGGCATTACCAATCTCTTGCTTCTTAACATATGTTCCAGATACCCTAGAGGGACTAATCGAACATACTGCTGAGTTAAGATGGTTGTCAGTCATGGGTGGTGGAGTTGGTGGTCACTGGAGTGATGTACGAACTGTATCTGATGTAGCACCAGGTCCTATGCCGTTTATTCATACAGTAGATGCTGATATGATTGCGTATCGTCAAGGTAAGACTCGTAAGGGTTCTTATGCCGCTTACATGGATATCTCACATCCAGATATCATTGAGTTCTTGAATATGCGTATTCCTACAGGTGATGTGCAACGTAAAGCATTGAATCTACATAATGCGATTAATATCACAGACGAGTTTATGGAAGCGGTTAAACAAGGAAGTTCTTTTGATCTTCGTGATCCAAAAGATCGAAGTGTGAAAGACTCTGTAGACGCTCGTAAGCTCTGGGAACGCATCATTGAGACACGCTTCAGAACGGGTGAGCCTTATCTTAACTTCATTGACACAGCGAACAGAGACTTACCTCAGCCATTGAAAGATGCGGGTCTAAAGATCAATGGATCGAATCTATGTAACGAGATTCATCTTCCAACTGATGCTGATCGTACAGCGGTTTGTTGCTTATCGTCTTTGAATCTTGAGTACTACGATGATTGGAAAGACACCTCTATTGTTCGTGATCTAGTTCGTATGCTTGATAACGTACTTGAGTATTTCATTGAGAATGCTCCAGATTCAATCTCAAGAGCTAGATACAGTGCAGCCCGAGAGAGAAGTATTGGTCTTGGTGCTATGGGCTTTCACAGCTTACTCCAGAAGCATGGTGTAGCATGGGAGTCAGAACTAGCGAAAGAGATCAATGATGTCGTGTTTAAGACGATTAAGTCTGAGGCTGTTACTGAGACTGAGCTACTTGCTGAAGAGCGTGGCGCATATCTAGATGGCCCTGATTCAGGCAGACGTAACTCGCATCTAATGGCAATCGCACCAAATGCAAGTTCTGGTGTGATTCTATCGACTTCACCATCAATCGAGCCATTGAAAGCTAATGCATACACGCATAGAACAAGAGCTGGTTCGTTTCTTGTGAAGAACAAGTATCTGAAGCAATTGATCCAATCTAAAGATCAAGACAACGATGCTATTTGGACTTCGATCATTACGAACAAAGGATCTGTACAGCATCTACCATTCTTGAATGAAGGCGAGAAAGCTATCTTCAAGACTGCTGATGAATTAGATCAAAATTGGGTTGTACAACACGCCGCTGATAGACAGAAGTATATCTGTCAAGGTCAAAGTGTTAACATCTTCTTCCCTGCCGGTGCAGACAAGTCATATGTCAATCAAGTGCATCTACGAGCATGGAAAGAGGGTTTGAAAGGATTATATTATCTGCGTACAGAAGCCAAACAAAGAGCTGAAAACGTAAGTGAGAAAGTTGAAAGAGTAGCACTACAAGGTGATATGCGTAACATCATTTACTCGAAGAAGAATTGTCCATTCTGTTCAATGGCAAAAGAAGAGTTGAGATTACGAGGTATACCATTTGATGACATCGATCTAGCGTCTGTTGGTAAGAGTGCCGCAGAAGTGACTGGACGTAAAGATGTTAAGAGTGTTCCACAGATATACATTGCAGGTGAGTATGTTGGTGGTTACGATGAGTTAATGAAATTTTTAAATAAACCAATTGAGGATAATGGCGAAGATGAAGGTTGCAGAGCCTGCGAAGGGTAGCCAGATTAGCATGGTTCTAATCAGAAAGTTTTGTGACACTATAGGTGAGCCCTATCCCATTACTGAAGCTGAATTAGAAATGATCATCGCCAGAATGATAGTATTAGGAATGCAAACATAAAACAAATTCAGGAGAGAGCAGTTGAGCGAGAAGACAGGATTATTAGAATATAGTAAAGCATACAAGCCCTTTATGTACCCTTGGGCTGTAGAGCTAGTGCAGAAGCACGAAGAGATTCACTGGGTCGAGACCGAAGCAGAGTTGTCTGAAGATGTACAAGACTGGAAGACTAAGTTAAGTGACAGCGAGAAAGAGTTTGTAACACAGATTCTACGACTGTTTACACAATCAGATGTACAGGTAGGTGAGAACTATCACGAACTGTTGATTCCAAAGTTTAAGAACAACGAAGTAAGAAATATGTTAGCATCATTTGCTAATCGTGAAGGCGTACACCAAAGAGCCTATGCGTTACTGAATGATACACTAGGTTTGCCTGATGAAGACTTTCACGCATTTCTTGAGTACAAAGAGATGGCAGAGAAGCTAGACTTCATGAAAGAGGGTAACATCAATACACAGACAGGTTTAGCATTAGCACTTGCTCAATCTGTATTCAACGAAGGTATGTCACTATTCGCATCATTCGTAATGCTGTTGAACTTCCAACGCTACGGAAAGATGAAAGGAATGGGTACTATTGTTGAGTGGTCGATTCGAGATGAAACCATGCACGTTCAAGGCAACGCTAAGTTGTTTCGAGAGTTTGTAGAAGAGCATCCTCGTATTGTAAACGATGAGTTAAAGTCTAAGATTTACGAGATGGCAAAGAATGCTGTTAAGTTAGAAGACAAGTTCATTAAGTTAGCATTCAATGGTCATGATCAAGAAGGCATCACAGAGAAAGATGTTAAACAATATATTCGTCATATCGCTGATAGACGACTATTACAACTTGGTATGAAACCAAAGTTCAATGCGAAAGATAATCCAATGCCTTGGCTTGACTGGGTACTGAATGGAGCATCACACGATAACTTCTTTGAGAAGCGAGTGACTGAGTATTCAGTAAATGGTATGGAAGGTGAATGGGGTTGGGGTGAGAACGCTCCAGAAGGTGAAGTCTGTGGTTTTGATGGCAATGGTTGTGCCGCTTAATGGATAAATGGCAGAGTGCATATATAGATGTAGCAGAGAGGTTCGCCTCTCTGTCAACTGCTCAGAAACTGAAAGTTGGTTGCATTGCAGTTAAAGATAATAGAGTTTTGAGTATTGGTTATAATGGTATGCCATCTGGGTGGGACAATAACTGCGAAGATGCTTGTAAGCCAGATTGGATGAGTCGAGAAGCAACGCAAGAAGATGTCGATCTAGGTATGGTTTTGCTCAAGACAAAGGCTGAAGTAATACACGCAGAGATGAACTGTCTAGCAAAACTCGCCAGTTCCAATGAAAGTGGTAAGGGAGCAGAACTATACATAACTCATTCACCTTGTATAGAATGCGCTAAGATGATTTATGCTAGTGGAATAGTTTCAGTTTATTACCGAGAAGAATATAGAGACCTTAGTGGTGTAAACTTTTTAAGAGAATGTGGAGTAGGAGTAGAACAGATATGAAGAGAATAGAGGCATTTTGCGATAGTTGTGATTCAGAGTTCAGTGTCGAACTAATTGACACAGAGATTGTTGCTAAATATTGTCCAATATGCGGATCAGAACTTGACGATGCAGAAGTTATCAATCTAGATGAAGACTTCATGGAAGAGGGTTGGGAAGACTAGATGTGGCTATACGAGGGTAAAGAGTTTACGAGTGAGATGATTGGTGATTACATCGGGTTCGTATACATCATTACTATCAAAAACACAGGCAAGAAATATCTTGGTAAGAAGCTATTCATGTCTACACGCAGACTAGCGCCACTCAAAGGAAAGACTAGAAAGCGGAAGGTCGTCAAAGAGTCAGATTGGATGTCTTACTATGGCTCTTCTGAAGAAGTTAAGATGATTGTCGAAGAGATGGGTGCAGACAACTTTGACCGAGAGATCATTCATCTATGCGACAAGAAAGGCGAGATGTCATATCTAGAAGCGAAAGAGCAGTTTGATAGAGGCGTTCTTTTATCGGACGAATGGTATAATGGTATCGTCAACTGTAAGATTCATAAGAGTCATGTAAAGGGTCTGAGAGAGAAGTTCGGACCTGATGAAGAAATGCGATTTCGTCAGCCTTGGCATAATCGTCCATAAATGCTCAAGAACTGAGCGAAGCAGTAAAAGGTGATCAGCATATCATGTGGTATGAGATTGTATAAAGCGGTGGTATCCGCAGCCGGAAATACTAGTATATGGAGAAACCTATGAAAGCATTAATCGCACTTACGATTGTTGTTCTAGCAGGATGTTCCACTATCGATTCAGTCTATACTGGCGCACAGGGCATTGTTGGTGGCGTTAAAGCCGATGTTGTTGGCGTTACTACAGGCACACTCGAAGCCGTAAGTGGTGCTATTAAAGATACAGCAGAACGAACAGAACCAGTAAGTAACTAAGTAAAAGAAAGCCCCTTAATCGGGGCTTTTTTGTAACTATTGATTATACTCTATGTGTCGAATGTACTCAGCCATTCCATGATCACAGAAGCTATCTAGATAGCCTTCACACCAACCTTCCCAAAGACCACGAACTTTGTCTTTGACTCTCTGCCAACCTGTTGGATTACGCAGATTGCCATAAGCATTGATGTAATGCTCTGTACCATGATGCTTGAATCCCATAAGTCTAGGTGGTACTGATGTAACGATATCGTTATTGTTCTTCCAACGATGATGTACAACACCTAATGAATTACAGTATCCTTTCCAACCAACTCGTGGAGAACCAAAAGTGTACAGTTCAACGGGGTCACCCAACGAGTCTTTATATAAGCAACGAGAAGCCATAATTGTTGCCATTGCGGCACCAAGTGAATGACCACAGAACCAGAGGTCTTTCTTTAGATTAACAGTTCTATCGATGTCTTCAGAGATCATAGGCCATAGATCATCAACTTCTTTCTTGAATCCTTTATGGACTCTTGAAACAGTTTCAGCGACTACAGGAAATGCTCTCATATCAGCACCAAGATCCTGAAGTTCTGTAGGTTGGGTGCCACGACAAGCAATGACTAGGTCACTCTTATTCTGAAATCGATATGCTTGTGCGCCATCTCGATTATAGAACTCGAATGTTGTGAATCCTAGTTTTCTTGCTTGCTTCTTTGCTACTTCTGGCTCATTGTATGCTATACTTGCTAGATTAGCAAACAGCAACGATCTTTCCATAAAGCTTAAATCTTTGATACTCAATTGATCACCTCCTCTCATGTCAGTTATTATAAATACAGTTATAATTATTTATATGATTTCAATAGGGAACGTCAATGGGTATTCAAAAAATAGTAGATATTACAGGCGATGGTAGTTTTCCAAGTGGTGGATTCGACTACAGTGGTAGACAATCTACACTTGCATTTCAAGGAGACTTTGATTCCGCAACGGTCAAGATTCATGCATCTTTCGCAGAAGGTGCCGCAGGAACTTACATACCGCTTACAGACAGCGAAGGAAACGAATTGTCTGTGAGTTCTCCTGCTGTTCTAAATATAGATGTGGGACAATGTAGAATTAAGTTTGTCGTAGCTGATTCGGACGGCTCGACAGATATAGAAGTGAGGATATCATAGTGGCAGGTGGACAAAGGATAACAGTACCATATTCAACGCAGGGTGTATCTGGCGTAGATATATTCAAATTGGGCGCAGGAACAACAGACGAGTTGTTACCAATACCAGGCACAAAGTCTTCAGCATATCATAGACCCGTTTCGTATCCAGGTGGCCAGAAAGATGTAGCTTTCCTGAATAGCTCAAGTCATCATACTTTTGAGAATAGCGTTCAAGGTCTAAAGATTTTTAAGAGTGTTGCTAACTATGCAGATAGTGATCTAGTGCATATAAGACCTATATTGATAAATTTTACATCTAGTACATATTTGTACAAAAACTACTATGTTCGTGTTGTTTCTGATGCAACTACAACGCAAGAATCGACCTATACCTATTATACAATTCACACTACTAAAGCCGAGTCTGTAAGCGGTGCTAATCCAGTTGCTAATGGAACAATGTCATTTTTCGCACCAAGTCATTGTATTATGAAAGTAGACGAGATGATTAGTGTTCGTAATGCATTGTTCGATTATAATAATGATCTGCCGGTATTCGGAATATGGCCAGGCAATGTTTATAATAATCCAGACATAACTACTGCTAGTTCTGGTATTTTGGGGTTGGCTGATAATGGAGACTATCGATATAGATTGTGTCAGTGGAACTTTATGTCTGGTGTTATTATGGAACAGGCGGGGTATAGACAGGCTCTGGGGTGCAGTCTTCTTCAGAATGATCCTCCATATAGAGATGCAGGAAAAGGCGTCAACGCACAAGCTAGAATAATGTCTATGTATGGACTAGGCACAATAGGTTCATTTAGTAATGGTCTCAACTTTCCGGTTATGCATACCACTAACGGAAGCTCCATAACCGCCACTTCGTTTCAAGGCAATACCAACGCATGGACAAGTGAACATTGGACGCAATACATGGAAATGCCTGAGTTAAGTTCAGGTGATAAGATCAAAATCAGTGTAAAGGTTAGATGTCCGGCTGACTCCGCTTTGAGAGAAAAGAATTTTGGTGGACTATACCTTAGTTGGAGATATCCTACTAGTGCATCTACCACACACCATAGAGTAGACTATATTGCAATCAAGGGAAGTGCTGTTACTGGATCACAGGCTCCTTTTACTGGAACTGTGCCTGATTCTGCTAACCAAAGAAGAGACAACTTTAGGGTTGTTAAGCAGGGTTGTTCTGGTAATAACACAGGAGATGAAACTGCCGATAGTAAAAGTATCGTAGAAAGAGCCTCATATAATGCTGAAGACTTGCGATCTTGGACAGAGGTCTCTGTTGAAATACCTATTCCAACTGATATAGATTTCTCGGAAATCACTCGTACTATAAGAGGTAACTTGGGCAATGATGTTAATGATGGAACATTGGCATACGGTACTAGAGAAGGTGGTTTAACTAATCAAATAGATAGCGATCTTCGATGCGGAATAGGAATGTTTTTTGCAGAGAACGGAAGCTATGTCTCTAATGCTTCAAGCGGCATTTTGACACTAGGAAATCAATTTGTGTCAGGTGCTGTTTACTTTATTCACAATAACAAGTCTGGGTTAAATTCTTCTTCTCTCACACAAGCTGAGTTACATGATACAGCAGGAACAACACCTGCGGCAGTTCAACCAAGTAACGTGATGAAGGTCGGTGGTACATACACAATTGAGACTTTAGGAACATTAGATGCGTCATCAGACTATGCTAAAGTAAAGATTCGGAACGCAGACTTTAGTACAGGAGATAGCGTAAAGGATTATATAGAGGCTAATGATACAGCAGGATATGATGGCACCGGATTTGCATTTACGGTTGCGGAAATCACTTCAGCTTTAACAGGAACTGCTACGGTAAGACAGAGTGGATATCCAGAGGGATTTGCAAACTTTAAACCAATTAAAAATAATCCTGCTAGTCACGCACGAGGACAGTTTAAAAGATCGTCTGGACTTATACAATTCTATAGTCCTAAGATAGAGTATATACCAGTAGCATAACATATAAATAGAATAATAAAGTAACATTATTAAAGGAAATCACGATGGCAATCGGAACATATGTAACTATATCAGGCGCAAACGGCAACTTCCCATCTGCGGGTATTAATTACTCAGGTGGTGAAAAGACTTTTGCGATCTACGGAGAATCCGGCAATCTTTTTGATGGTGCAACCATTAAGATGGAAGCATCTTTTGATGAAGGTACTACCTATATTACTCTTGCTGATAGCGAGGGCTCAGACTTACAGTTTACTGGAAATTCAATATTTCGACTCAACTTGGGGCAATGTAAACTTAGATTTGTAGCATCTGGCTCATCTAACGATGCTATATCTATAACAGTAAAGGTATCTTAAGATGGCTTTTAGCGTAGGAACAATAAGCACTCTAGTGTACACAGATAACGCTATCATTACTGGCACAGAGTTCGTATGGGCTGGTGGAGAAAAGACTTTATCGATATTTTCAACTAACTCCACATTTGGTGGTGCAACAGTAAAGATTCAGGCTAGTCTAGCAGATGCTGGTAACTTTATCTATCTAAAGGATAGTGAAGGCGCAGATTTAGCATTCACTGAAGATTCTCTATTTAAGTTAGACATTGGTAGATGTAGAATTAGGTTCATCACATCAGGCGCAACTAGCGGCACAAGTATACTCGTAAAGGCTTCGTAATGCCTCTTATAAAGGCGACCTCACAGGACTTTACTAAGAGTGTTCTTGGCGACATAGAGGGCGATAAAATCGCCACTATCGGTGTTGGTACGTCTGACGCAATACGACCTAAAAGTGGTGTACTTAGAGTCGATGCTTTGGCTTTACAGACTACTCCAACCATATTCTCAGAAACGGGCGGTGATAACTCCAACGCCTTAGATGGAACTATAACTCTAGATACGATTGGTGGTTCAAACATACACAACTTTAGTTCTGGAGATAGAATACTATATCACATGGGTGATGATGTAAACATCGACAACCAGAACTTTATGGTTGGTCTTGTAGAGGGTAGACATTATTTTGCGATACCAGTTAACTCTACATCATTCAAATTAGCTAGAACGCAAGCAGACGCAACTGCATCTACGCCAGTTCCAATAACTTTTGGCTCAACACGCTCCGGCACTACTACTCTTGTTCCTATACATCGCTTTGAGAACTTATCTAACCTTCCTATAAACACTGCTTACGGAAAGATTCAGAACTCTTTGTTCGATTACGGAACGCAAAATCCAAATCAAATCACATTAAACGCTCGACCACTATCTAAAGCTGACAACGAAAATATTAACTTTGATGATCCTAGTGGCATAGGAACTGTTCCGTACTGGAGAAGATACACTAGTTTATTAGTCAATGGAACATTTAGTCCTTACGCAGGCACTGAATGGTTTACAAACGAAGCACCGTATAAACGAGTAGAGGATACCGCTCGTCAATCAAAAGTTATATCTTTGTATGGATCGTCCACATTAATGCCTAATAACATTGCTTATGCGAGTATTGGTAGTAGTTATAGCGGATTCTATAATATCAATAAAGTCGCCAATCAAGTAGCTAGTCACACTAAACTTGGCACCTCGGCATCGACAGCGGATACTCTAGCGGGTAATAGTGATTACTGGGTAAAGCATGAGTGGTATCAGCAACTTCCACACGCAGACAAACTTGTAAGACCTAACGGTAAGATTAAATTTGGTGTAAAGGTTAAACAACCAATTGACGATTTAATGAGACTTAATGACTTTGCGGGTATGTATGTTAAGTTAGAATATCCCTCGAGTAGGGAGCAGAAGTCGGTTGCAATTGGATACTTTAAGATTCAAAGAAGAGATTCGACTCAGATAGTTCTACCTGTTGGTAGCATTACAAACACTGCTCAAAAACAACTTAATTGGCATGGAGCAGAGATATCTTCTAGCAATACCGGAAATGGTCAGCAAAGAAGAGGCTCTACTTATGGGTCATATCAAAACATGACTATACAAGAGTTAGATACTGTTTATGCTGAAGATATACGAGACTTTGAAGAAATAGAAGTAGAGATGTATATCCCATCTGACATTATGCCACTGATAAAAGATGATTATCTGCGAGATAGTTCATTATATAGACTTCAGACTACAACTCAATTAGACTATCAAGATATCGCCTTATCTGTAGGACTGTATTATTCGGATCATTGTGCTAATCTGATGGGAATGGAGGGTGATTTTGGTACAGCAGAAGATAATGCTTATTCTACAGTTAATGTAGGCGAAAGAGTGTTTATGAACAACTCGGCAACTGGTTCTGCGGCCCAAGCTATGGGATACGACTATAATGGTAGTGTCTTCACTGACTTTAACAGTGCCACTATACCAAGAGGATCGCTTCTCAGAAAGAAAACTGGATATTCGTTCACTTCTCCAACCAGAGATGTTGTCAACGATACTCAGATAAGATCAAACGGACTAGTTGTTGGCGATCCATACTTCATTGATAGTCTTGATGGAATAACCCAAGCAGAAATGCACGAACTAGCGGGTACAGTGCCAGGCGCAGAGATACCTGTAGAGTATATGATACCTGGCGAGACTTACACTATATCCGATGTGGGAACATCAGGTTCTTGGAGTACTGTTAGCGAACAGAACGAAGCGTTTCCCCAATTTGCAATAGGTACGTCTGTTGATAATGTCGGATATGCATTCAAGTTTAAAGGGTTTAGTCAGGCACCTCCAACTGGCGGTAAAGTGACTAAGGGTGGATATCCTAAGTTCACACTATTTACTCCTAGAAAGACTACGACTGATCAGAAAGGTTACTTCACACGAACAAGCGGATCTGTTCAATTCTATAGCCCGTTTTTAGAAATATTACCTCCAGACGATCTGCCAGCTTCAGCATTTGTTCCATATATCGGAGAAGCTTTTGCTGGCACTACAATAGCTGAGAATAACCAATTCTCGTACCCAGCCCTTGGTGGAGCAGTGTTTAGTTGGGCAGGGTTTGTTCAAAGTAATTATTCTGTATATCCATATAGATTCTACGGAGATAATGGTAGTGGTAATGGTGGTCAAGTATCATTCACTGGAGCAGTTGATGGTGGAGGCTCTACAACTATTCGTTTCAAATTTAATCATATGCCTTACAACCATTACGGTGATACCGGTGCTAGTACTGAAACTACTGAGACGTATTCAGTGGTGATTAGTGGTGCTACAGAACAGACTTATACTGTTGATATTCCTACAAGAACTCAGAGAGTTCCAATAGCACCAATTGCAGGCAATGGCGTTACGACTGAAGCTGAGAAGACTAATGAATTCAATGAGTTAGTTATGTATATCGGTACAGCCGCAAGTGATAATGGGCCAGGTACTACGATAACATTCAAGGATTTAGCGATTACGGATTACACATAATG